ACCCAACCAACAGGAAGAAGCCCATGAAGCACAGTCGCGTCATCCCCCTCCAGCTCGCCCTCGACCTCAGCCAGTCGACCACCGTCACCCTCCTCGCCTCAACCAAGCTCGGCCCGGTCAAGGTCCGACTCGACCAGGCGGACCTCGACCTCCTCGGCGGCCGGCGGCTGAGCATCGGCAGTCACGGCTACGCCCAGCTTTGGGCCGATAGCCGCCACGAGCTGCTGCACAGACACCTCCTCGGCCTCAAGCCGCGCGACGGCCAGCTCGTCGACCACCGCAACGGCAACCCCCTCGACTGCAGCCGCTCGAATCTTCGGCTCGTCACCTCCGAGGAGAACAGCGCGAACCGCAGGCCGCTCGGGATCAGCGGACACCTCGGAGTCCACGCAGCCCCCGATGGCCGCTGGAGAGTCCGCGTCCAGACCCGGAAGACCACCCGGTCCCTCGGTGTGTACGACGACCTGACCGAGGCCGCGCGCATCAGCCACGCGTTCCGGCTCGCCAACATCCCCGGCTACGTCGGCCGGGGCTCCACCATCACACCGGCCCGGCACCTCACCGCGGCCTGAAGGGAAGTTCCACATGTACGAGCAGATCAACCACTACGTCGAAATCACCGTCCTGCTGGTGTACGCGGTCATGCTGGTCAACCTCGCCCGCATGACCCGCAAGCTCAACCGGCAAATCCGGGCACTCCGCCCGGCCGCGCCCACCCCCGCAGACGAGGCGATCAGCACCTCGGCCGCTGCCCTCGCTAAGGCCCGCGCGGAAACCGTCGACCTGCGGGCGGTCGCTGCCCGCTTCGACGTCCTGATCGAGGACCTCCGGCGGCTCAACGCCGAGAAGGACATCAACCACAACCACAACCACGAGGGACAGCTCTGATGACCACCGCAATCCGCCGCACCATCTGTCGCTACCTGGGAAAACGCGGCGAGCAATGCACCGCCGAAGCAGTCGACCCGGACGGCGAACTCCTCCTCTGCGCCGAGCACCTCGGCCGCGCCCTCCAGCTCATCCGCCGCAACATGAAGAAGAGCGGCATCACCCGGGCCCCGGCCGCATGAGCGCCGACGAGGAGGCCACCGCGTCCAGCCCGGCCATCGACACGCACCGTCTCCGGCACCCCGAGCCCGTTGAGGACTGCCTCGCATGCCTCACGTGCGAGGTCCTGCTCGCCGTCCTGGCCGTGAAGCAGGAGCTGCGGGACGGCCTCGCCCAACTCGCTGCTCGCGTCATCGGGACAGAAGGAGAAGCACCATGACCGGCCAGCCCGACGACCTGACCGACGCCGAATACACCGCCCGGTCCGCCCAGCTCCTCGACAAGATCAGCGCCGACCTCGACCACATCGGCCACGTCCTCGACGAGTGCACGACCGCGTCAGCCACCACCGACCAGCCCCAGTAAGCAGCCGGCCGGACCCGCGCCTAACGGGTCCGGCCAACCCACGGAGGATCCCATGACCGACAACCTCGACCTACACCGCGCCTACAAGTCGATCGCCGAACTCACCGGCCAAACCGTCGGCGAGGTCGCAGCGATGACCAAGGAACAGATGATCGACCACATCGCCCGGACCGAGTTCCGTACCTTCGCCCTCAAGGTCACCTACCGCCACGGCCTATCCGACGACGTGACCTTGATGGACGAAGGCCCCGAAGACCAGGCCAAGCGGGTCACCGCGGCGCTGGAGAAGTTCCACGTCAACACCCCACTGTTCCCCGTCCACGACCGCGCCATCAACCTGTTCGGGTTCGGTCAGGCCACTGTCCACTTCGCCGCCTACGGTGACGACGGCCAGGCCACCGAGGAATACCTCCTGCTGTCCGAGGTCGCCGAACGACTCGGCATCCCACTCCACGAGGCGGACAGGTGGGCCAGGCAGGACCAGGCCGACGCGCTCAGTGCCCAGCGTGAACGCGACGAGGAGCGCGGACAGCTTGGGTGGGAATGCCTGCGCGACCTCGTCGACCTCCAACTGTGGATCACCGTCGACGACCCCGAGGCCACCCCGGACGCAGGCGGGAAGCGTTTGTCGCACGCCGGCGACTGGCTGATCGGCCGTGACCGGTTGACGGCGTTCCTGACCATCAGCCCCTGGAGCAGGGAATTCCTCGACAACGCGGCGCCGCTGTTCGGCCATGCCTTCCGCGCCACCATGGGCGACAAGTTGAAGCAGATCCCCACCTACACCGCGGATGGCCAGCCCACCGGTAGCAATGCCTTCGACGGCCTCGCACGGACTGACGGCCTGACCGTCGAGGAGGCCGCGAAGCGCGCGTTCCGAGGCCCTGGTCTCCACACCGACGAGTAGGCCAGCCCCACCGCCGGGGGCGTTCGCTGCTCGAGCGCCCCCGGCATACGAGAGGAACCGAGATGACGGACCAGCCTGACAACATGACCAGCCTGACCAAGACCAGGGACGGTAAGGGCCGGTACGACCGCAGCCCCGACACCGTCGAGCGAGACGCAGAGGCGGCCCGGCTCCGTGCCCAGTCCATCTCGTTCGCCAAGATCGGCGAGGCCCTCGGGATCAGCAAGCAGTCCGCCCACGCTGCCGTGCACCGCGCCCTGGCCGAGACCCTGGCCGAGCCCGCAGCGAACCTCCGCCAGCTCGAGCGGGAGAAGCTGGACCGCCTCGAGCAGCTCGTCCACGCGGAACTGGAGCGGCAGCACTTCGTCATCGCGAACGGCAAGATCATGTACATCGGTGAGGAGCCGCTCCATGACACGGGCGCGGTCCTGGCGTGCGTCGATCGGCTCGTGAAGATCTCGGAGTCCCGCCGAAAGCTGGATGGTACGGACTCCGCTACGAAGGTCGACGTGTCCGGCGGGGTCACCTATCAGCTGGTCGGTGTCGACGTGGACAAGCTGTGAGCGCGGCACCGGTCCGGCCGGAGGATGACGTGCCGGAGGGGACGCTCATCCAGGTCCGCGTGGTCAACGGAGAGTTCCGTGCCCGGTGGACGTGGGACGGCGACGCTGACACGTACGACGGTGAGGGCAACGGGGCGACCCTCGACGAGGCGGTCCGTGCTGCCATCGCGGATCTGGAGGACTGATGGCCGCGACCCTCGTCCACCGGTACGAGCCGCGTGGGTCGTGCAAGACCCTGCTCGAATGCAGGGCCCCGGAGATCCTCGTCAGCGGCCCAGCGGGCACGGGCAAGTCTCGGGGCTGCCTGGAGAAGCTGCATCTGCTGTGCTTGAAGTATCCGGGGATGCGCGGTGTGATTCTGCGGAAGACCCTGACGTCGCTGGGCTCAACCGCGCTGGTGACGTGGCGGGAGCACGTCGTGCCGGAGGCTCTGCGCGCGGGCGTCCTGAAGTTCTACGGCGGTAGCCAGCAGGAGGCCGCGGCCTACCGGTACGCCAATGGGTCCACGATCGTCGTCGGCGGGATGGACCGGGCGACCCGGATCATGTCCTCGGAGTACGACGTGGCCTATGTCCAAGAAGCGATCGAGTTGACCGAGGCTGATTGGGAAGCGATCACGACCCGTCTCCGGAACGGGCGCATGCCCTACCAGCAGATCATCGCGGACACGAACCCGGACACGCCCCACCACTGGCTGAACACCAGGGTCCAGCGCGGCGTGACGCTCATGCTCGACGCCCGGCACGAGGACAACCCCACGCTCGTCAACCTCGACGGCACGCACACCGAGCGCGGCGCGGCCTACCTGGCGAAGCTCGACGCCTTGACCGGCGTCCGACACTCCCGTCTCCGGCGCGGCCTGTGGGTCGCAGCCGAGGGCCTGATCTACGAGGACTGGGATCCGGCCGTTCACCTGGTCGACCGGTTCGACATCCCCGAGAGCTGGACCCGGTATTGGTCGATCGACTTCGGCCACACCAACCCGATGGTCATCCAGTGCTGGGCAGAGGACCCGGACGGCCGCCTCTACCTCTACCGGGAGATCTACCGGACGAAGCGCACGGTCGACGAGCACGCGCGGGACATCCTCGCCACCTGCACCCGGGAGGATCCCGAGTACGTCCACCCGCAGGGAGTGGAGCGCCGCGCCCACCACGGGCGCATCTGGACGGAGCCGAAGCCGCGCGCCATCGTGGCCGACCACGACGCGGACGGCCGCGCTGTCATGCAACGTGAGCTTGGGCTGAGCACGGTGGCAGCGAAGAAGGCGGTCGGCCCCGGTATCCAGGCGTTCGAGAAGCGGCTACGTCCGGCGGGTGATGGCCGGCCCCGGCTGTTCATCCTGCGGGACTCCGTCGTTGAGAAGGACCCGCTGCTCGTCGAGGCGAAGAAGCCGACGTGCACCGCCGAGGAGATCGTCGGCTACGTCTGGGACACGGGCGCGGGCAAAGCGGTCAAGGAGCAGCCGCTGAAGGAGAACGACCATGGCTGCGATGGCGGCCGGTATCTCGTGGCGTATCGGGATCTGAGCAGCCGCCCGTCCGTGCGCTTTATGTGATCTAGGCAGAGCCCCGTCACCCCAGGTGGCGGGGCTTTTCCGTGTCCTCCCGAATAAAAGACGGTTCCTGTCAACTGACATGAACTAGCAAATGACAGTTACTGCCACAAGGGCGTACCATCGGATTCATGGCGGCGCTCTTTGCCCGGGTCACACCTTCTCTAGCCCTTGATGTTGCGGGGCTGAGCTTGCTGTCCACCGCTGCCGGAATCCTCCACATCGCCGCTGGACTCGCCGTAGGCGGCATCGGCTGCCTGGTCATGTCCTGGCGCGGTGACAGGTGACGTCGCTCATCGGCAAGTTCCTGAACAAGGCCCCGGTCGTCTACGCCCCCGGCGCACGCGGCGGCGGACGCTCCCCCCTGGCGCTGCCCCGCCTGGCCGGTGCTGAGCAGCAGATGCGCGCCATGGGCTCCGTGGGCACCTTGTTCAGCATCGTCAACAGGACGTCCAACGCGACGGCCGCTGTCGAGTGGAAGCTCTGGACCAAGGCCAAGAGCGGCAAGAAGGAAGACCGCGTCGAGGTCACCTCACACGCGGCACTCGACCTGTGGAACAAGCCCAACCCGTTCATGCCCCGGCAAGAGTTCGTCGAGTCCGGGCAGCAGCACGTCGACCTCACCGGCGAAGGCTGGCTCGTCGTCTCCCGGATGCCCGGCTTCGACATCCCGCTCGAGCTGTGGCCCGTCCGACCCGACCGGATGCAGCCCGTTCCCGACGCCGAGAACTTCCTGGCTGGCTACGTCTACACCGGCCCGGACGGTGAGCGTGTCCCGCTCGAGCTGAATCAGGTCATCCAGCTCCGGATGCCCAACCCGCTTGATCCCTATCGCGGCATGGGCCCCGTGCAGACCCTGCTGTCCGACCTCGACGCCACCCGCTACTCCGCGGAGTGGAACGCGAACTTCTTCAAGAACTCGGCCGAGCCCGGCGGGATCATCGAGGTCGAGGACACTCTCGACGACGAAGAGTTCAACGAGATGCGCGACCGGTGGAACGAGCAGCACCGGGGCGTGGCGAACGCCCACCGCGTGGCCATCCTCGAGCGCGGCAAGTGGGTCGACCGGAAGTTCAGCCAGCGGGACATGCAGTTTGCTGAGCTGCGCGGCGTCTCCCGCGAGATCATCCGCGAGGCGTTCGGCATCTCCGGCTTCGAGCTGGGCCTCGTCGACGACGTCAACCGGGCGACCGCCGAAGCGTCAGCGACCCTGTTCGCCGAGCAGCTCACCGTTCCCCGCCTTGAGCGGTGGAAGGCCGCGCTGAACAACGACCTGCTCCCCATGTTCGGCAAGGGGACAGAGGACCGGCTCGAGTTCGATTACGTCAGCCCCGTCCCTGCCGACCGGGCGGCCGACGACCGTGAACGCGAGTCCAAGGCCAAGGCCGCGCGGGATCTCATCGAGGCCGGCGGCTACTTCCCCGAGGTGTTGGCCGCGCTCGGCCTGCCAGAGATCGCCTTCGGTCAGCCGAACGCCGACCCCAAGCGTGAGCTGCTGATCGACCTGGTCAAGGGTGCTCCGACCCTGGCCCCCCTCATCCTGCCGATGCTCGGCTACGAGCTGCCCGCTACGACCGTGCCGGAGGTGGCCCCGTGAACAAGGACCGCATGAAGTTCGCGCGCCCTGTGGCCCGTCTCAGAGAGGGCCGTACGGACTGGTTCCGCATCGAGAACAACGCGGGCACCAGCACGGCGACCCTCCACATATACGACGAGATCGGTTACTGGGGCATCACCGCTCAGGACCTGGTCGCCGAGCTGGCCCTCATCAACGCCGCGAACATCGACCTTCACATCAGCAGCCCCGGCGGGGAGATCTTCGACGGCATCGCGATCTACAACTGCCTGCGCGGCCACGCGGCGAAGGTCACGACCTATGTGGACAGCCTCGCCGCGTCGATCGCGTCCGTCATCGCCATGGCCGGAGACGAGATCGTCATGGCCCCGCATTCGCAGCTGATGATCCATGACGGTTCCGGCCTGTCCATCGGCAACGCAGCGGACATGCGCGAGATGGCCGAGCTTCTCGACCGGCAGTCCGACAACATCGCCGCTGTCTACGCCGACCGGGCGGGCGGCACCGCCGAGGAATGGCGTGGGCGGATGCGCGCCGAGACCTGGTTCACCGCCGAGGAGGCAGTTGACGCCGGTCTCGCCGACAGAGTCGCCACCCAGGTACGCCAAAGCGACCAGGACCGCGCGCTCGCTGCGACCTGGGACCTGTCGGTCTTCAAGTACCCGAGTCGGGCCGCCGCGCCCGACCACCTGATCGACCGCTCGATCGAGCGGCCAGCACCACCCGAACCACTGCAAGAGCCAGAGCCCGCTGTCGCCTTCGACGGTGCGGCCTTCCGCGAGGCAATGAGAGGGGCGTTCCAGTGACCGTCATCAGCATCAGCCGCCCGGCGATCGTCACGGGCGCCACTCCGGACGGATGGGCCACGCGTCGCTTCGGCGACGAGCTGACCGTGACCGTGCGCAACCCGACCACCGAAACGACCGCCGCCCTCTTCGCAGCGGTGACGTCTTCCGCCACCACGAAAGGGGCGATCGCATGACCACCACGATCCCGACCACCGCCGATGAGCTCGAGGAGATGATCGGCGACGGCCGTGTCACCGCCATGTTCGAGGGCGGCAAGGCCAAGCCGGAGTTCGGCACCTTCATCAAGAACTACGCCCAGGCGCTGCAGAACAAGGACAGCGAGATCGGCCAGCAGGTCCGAGACGAGACTCAGCGGGTCCTGGCCCAGTGGCTCAAGGACAACCAGGCCGAGGGTATCAAGCGCGTCAACCTCGACCCCGAGACCGCGCCCAACAACAAGTACGCGGCCCGGTACAACAAGAACGCTGCCGGTGCGAAGGCCGACAAGCTGTTCGACGGCAGCGCGGACTTCTTCGCCTCGATCTGGCACCGCGCGACCTCCCCGGAGGCGCACGCCAAGCAGGCCGATCTTCGGAAGATCCGCAACGACTACGGCACCGCGGTGCCGGCGGACGGCGGGTTCCTCGTCCCCGAGTCGCTGCGCGCCGAGCTGCTGCGCGTCAGCCTCGAGACCGCTGTCGTCCGGCCGCGGGCCCGGGTCATCCCGATGGACTCCGAGACGGTCCCGTTCCCCGCGATCGACGACACGTCCCACGCGTCCAACGTGTACGGCGGCCTCACCGCGTACTGGACCGAGGAGTCTGGCCAGCTCACCGAGTCTCAGGCCACGTTCCGCCGGATCAAGCTCGAGGCGAAGAAGCTGACGGCGTACTCCGAGATCCCCAACGAGCTGTTCGCCGCGTCCATCGTGTCCTTCGAGGCGCTGGTGAACCAGATCTACCCCGAGGCGCTGGCCTGGTTTGAGGACAACGCCTTCACTCGGGGTACCGGCGTCGGTGAGCCGCTCGGCTACCTCAACTCCAACGCTGCCGTGTCCGTGACCAAGGAGTCTGGCCAGGTCGCGGCCACGATCGTCTGGGAAAACATCGTGAAGATGTACTCCCGCATGCTGCCCTCGTCCCTGGCGCGTGCGGTGTGGGTCTGCCACATCGACACCTTCCCGGAGCTGGCCACCATGGCGCTGTCGGTCGGTACCGGTGGCGGCCCGATCTGGCTGAACAACGGTGTCGAGGGTCCGCCCATGACCATCCTCGGCCGCCCGGTCATCTTCACGGAGAAGGCCGAGTCGGTTGGCACCGCGGGCGACATCAACTTCGTGGACTTTGGCTACTACTTGATCGGCGACCGCCAGATCATGCAGGCCGAGACCTCGCCTCACTTCAAGTTCCAGAACGATCAAACGGCCGTTCGGTTCATCCAGCGTCTCGACGGCCGCCCGTGGCTCGAGTCGGCGCTGACGCCGCTCAAGGGTTCCAACACCCTCAGCCCCTTCGTCAAGATCGCGACCCGCGCGTAAGACGTCCCTGGCCCCGGCGGCAATCAACCCCCGCCGGGGCTGAACCAGAGCAGGCAATAAACCCCCTGCTCGGAGAGGTAAGACATGGCGACCGACGCATATGCGCTCGGCAAGAACTTCGACATCAGCAACGCGCTGTCCGTCGTGGACCTGAACGCCGGAGCGAACACCGGCCTCATGGTCAACATGCAGAACGCGGCAGTGTGCAGCTTCGTGTTCTTCGGCGACGCCGGTACCGCTGGCGCTGACCTGGTGTTCGACCTTCAGGAGTCCACCGCCCTCACGGGTGGTACGACCCAGGACCTCGACATCATCACCACGTGGTTCAAGAAGGAAGAGACGACCCTCGACGGTGACGAGGCATGGACGCGGGTCACTCAGTCGGCCGGGTCTGAGGTCACCGTCACCGACACCGGTGCCGACGTCGAGCAGATCTACGTGTTCGAGGTCCGCGCCGACCAGCTGTCCGACGGCTTCAAGTACCTGTCGCTGAACATCGCGGACGCTTCGCAGGCGAAGATCGGCGGCGTCCTGGCGATCCTGTCCGGCCTCAAGGTCCAGCGGAAGCCGGAAAACCTCTCCAACGGGGCGGTCTAACCATGTCTGTCATCATCCAGGGCGACCAGGTCCGGGCCAACCTGCTCGGTATCCGCGTAGCCAAGGCAACCGCCATCCTCCCGGCGACCGGCCTGCAGACCCTGTTCACCGTGTCCGGTGGCCGGGTCCTGTGCACCCTGCTGGTCGGCGAGGTGACCGTTGTGTTCGACGGCACCGTGAACAGCCTCAACGTGGTCCACGACCCCACCGTGGGCGCGGTCGGTGACCTCAACGCCGCGACCGTCTGCACCTCGGACGCCGCGGGCACCCTCTACACCGTCACGGGTATCCAGGCGGCGCTGATGGGCACGCAGAAGGAGGGCGGCACGGAGGTCCCAACGCACGTGATGGCGGTCGCACCGCTCGCCCCGTTCGTCCTCCCGGCTGGTGTCACGAAGCTGCAGACCACGGCCACGGACACCACGGGTTCCACGAAGTGGACGATGTGTTACATCCCGATCGACGACGGCGCGAGCGTCGCCTGATGTCGCTCTGGGGGTGCGCCGACTGTTCGACCGCCTACTCGGTCGGGGCTCCGGCGTGCCCCCACTGCGGCAGCACCAACGCTTTCAAGGAGGGCAGCGTGCCGAAGATCACCCGCCACGGCGGACCCACCGACATCAACGCCGAGGTGGCCGAGGTCGAGGGAGGTGATGAGTCATCTCCTGGGACCAGCTCCTCAGCATCGGAAGAGAAGCAGCCGACAGCCTCCGCGACGAGCAGGACCGGCCGCCGGAAGCATGCCCGAACGACGGCGAACCGCTCCGTGAAGGACCCGGCGGAGTCCGCTTCTGCAGCTTCGACGGATGGCAGTACCCCCGCGACTGGGTGAGACCCGGCTGAGGGACACAACTTCATACCCCCTGCTCCTGGGGCCTCACGGTCCCTAGGACAGAAAGCGAGTCGAAGGACAGGGATAGAGGACATGGGCGTTTGGTATGCCACCCGCGAGGACGTGAAGTCCGCGCTGGACGTGAAGGAGACCGCGCGTAACAACGCGCAGATCGACCGTGCGATTGAGTCCGCGTCGCGCAGCGTCGAGGGTCTTCTTCACCGACGCTTCTATCCCTGGACCGGCACCCGCTACTTCGACTGGCCCAACGGCCAGTACGCGCGACCGTGGCGGTTGTGGCTGGATGCCGACGAGCTGATCAGCGTGAGTTCGCTGACGTCGGGCGGAACCCTCATAGCTGCCACGGACTACTTCCTCGAGCCGGTCAACACAGGTCCGCCGTACAACCGGATCGAGATCGACCTCGACAGCAGCGCGGCCTTCGACGGGGGCAGCACTCACCAGCGCTCTGTAGCGGCAACAGGGGTCTTCGGTGGCTCGGCCGACGAATCCCCAGCAGGTGCCACGGCGGAGGCTGTAGACATCTCTGAGACGGCTGTGGACGTCAGTGACTCGGCCGCCATCGGAGTCGGTGACCTGATCCGGGTCGACTCCGAACGGATGCTCGTCACCGGCAAGACGATGCTCGACACCAGCATCAACATCGACGCATCCGACAGCCTCACCGCATCGAACGCCGACGTGTCCATCACCATGTCGACCACGACCAACGCCCCCGTCGCCGACGAGGTCATCCTCATCGGATCCGAGCGGATGCTCGTCGTCGACGTGGCCGGATCCGTGATCACGGTGAAGCGTGCTTGGGATGGCTCTGTCCTGGCCGCTCACGCGACGGGCGCCGACATCTACGCGCCCCGCACGCTGACCGTGACGCGCGGCGCAGTGGGCACCACAGCGGCTACCCACCTCACCGCGGCCCCGATCGTCAAGAACGCAGTGCCCGGCACGGTCAAGGCCCTGACCGTGGCAGAGGCACTCTGTACGGTCCTCAACGAATCCGGCGGGTACGCGCGCACCGCCGGTTCTGGTGAAGGTGCCAGGGAAGCAGCCGGCCGCGCGCTCAAGGACGCGCGGGACCAGGCGTACACCCGGTACGGCCGCAAGGCCAGGACGAGGGCCGTCTAGTGCCGGGCTTCGACGTGAGCGTGACCAAGCACGGACCTCTCTTCGACGGCCGCGCAGCTAAGGCCGTGCGGGACTTCTGTGATGCGGCCGAGGAGGAGATCGCCCAGGAGGGCGTGAGCCTGGTGCGCGCCCAGCTCGGCCGCGTGCTGCAGAACCCGACCGGCTACTACGAGTCGCAGGTTCAGGCCGACCGGGCTAGCGGTGACTGGCGCGTGACCGATGGCGACGTGGTCTATGGGCCGTGGCTGGAAGGCACCGGATCCCGCAATCAGACGACCAGGTTCAAGGGCTACATGACCTTCCGGAAGACCGCTCAGCGGATCGACCGGTTGGCCAAGGCCACAGCCGAGCGGGTCCTCCCGCGCTACCTCGAGCGGATGGACTGATGAACGTCACGGCCATCCTCGACGGGCTCGTGTCCCATGCTCTGACCCTGGGGTTGTTCGAGCGGGTCAACCAGCACGAGCCCAAGAGCGCGCCCGGCAACGGCCTCACAGCTGCGGTGTGGGCCGACGAGATCGGACCGGACCCGGAGTCCAGCGGCCTCGCCTCGACGACCGGCGTCGTCACGTTCCTCGTCCGCCTCTACACCTCGATGCTCTCCGAGCCACAGGACGCCATCGACCCGCAGCTACTGAGCGCGGTCGACGAGCTGATGTCCGCCTACTCCGGCGACTTCGACCTGTCCGGTTCGGCCCGGTGCGTCGACCTCCTCGGCCAGACCGGCAAGACCCTGTCGGCCAAGGCGGGCTACCTCAACCAGGACAGCAAGGTCTACCGGGTCATGACCATCACCGTGCCCGTGATCGTTAATGATGTTTGGAGCCAGAACCCATGAGTAAGCAGATTCTCAACCTGCCGATCGACGGCAAGACCACGCCGCTCGAATTCGACTGGGACGACGTCAAGGACTTCCAGTTCGCCAGCGGCCCGAAGCGCGACGGCGACGGCAACCTTGGCGACGCCGAGCTGTCCCTCACCCTGACCTTCGACCGTGACCACGCTCCGGTGTGGAAGGCGGCCCAGGATGGCTAAGCAGGGCGGATTGGGAGACAACTTCTACCTCGACGGCTTCGACCTGTCTGGGGATATCAACTCCCTGTCCAAGATCGGAGGCGGCCCGGCCGCCCTCGACCTGACCGGTATCGACAAGCTGGCGTTCGAGCGTCAGGGCGGCATCAAGGACGGTTCGATCGAGTTCGTCTCGTACATGAACGACTCGGTCGGCCAGGCCACCGCTGTACTCAAGCTCCTGCCCACGGCGGACACCGTCCTCTACTACGCCCGCGGGACCACCCTGGGTAACCAGGCCGCCTGTCTGGTCGCCAAGCAGATCAACTATGACTCGACCCGTGGCACTGACGCGATGATCACGTTCCAGACTCAGGCTCTGGCCAACGGATTCGGGCTGGAGTGGGGCACTCAGCTCACGGCCGGCAAGCGGTCCGACACCACTGCCACAAGCCCCGCGACCGGCGTGGACTTCCTGGCCTCCTCGTCGTTCGGATGGCAGGCATACCTTCAGGTCTTCAGCTTCACCGGTACCTCCTGCACTGTGACCTTGCAGGACTCGGCCAACGACTCGGCGTTCGCCGGGTTCACCGGTTCCGCGTTCGTGGCGGCTACCGCCCGTGGGACTCAGAGGATCGCCGGAGCGGCCGGGTCCACGGTCCGCCAGTACGTCCGGGCCATCACCTCGGGGACGTTCTCCGAATGCACCTTCGCCGTGATGTTCGTGAAGAACGAGTCGGCGGTGGCTTTTTGATGAACATCATCGAGCCGAACATGCCCGCGTCGGCCTACAAGACGTACCGGATCAGCCTGCCGACGGCCACTCACTGGGTTGAGGTCTCCTGCGAAGAGGCCGAGTGCCCGCACTACCGGGACGGCTGGCGGACTCTGGTCGACGAGCGGACCGACCTCGGGCAGAAGCAGGCCCACTACATCCGCAAGGAATCCGGCCGTGGCTTCACCGAGGAGCGGACCCCCATCGGCGGAACGGCCTTCCTGTTCCGGCCAGGTCAGCCCTGCTTCACCAAGCACCGGGTTCGGGGCGAGCGTCCCGAGATCTTCCTGGTCCAGGGCGGCGACTTCCGGGGCAACCCGCTCCGCATTCCGACCGTACGACACAAGCGTCCTGAGGACTGGGTCGAAGACTTCGCCCTCCATCAGGAAAAGGTCAGCTCGATCCTAGAAAGGGGATAGATCATGGCGAAGACAACCGGCATGAGCCAGACCGCCCTGTCCGTAGACGACAGCGCCGGAGCGGTGAAGGACATCCGCAACGACATCACCAACTGGCAGATGGCCACCCCGCGCGCCGTCCAGGACGTGACCGGTGTGGACAAGGCCGCGATGGAGCGGCTCCTGCTCCTGGCCGACTTCTCGATCACCCTCAACGGGGTGTTCAACGACTCGGCGAGCCAGGCTCACGCGGTCTTCAAGACCGTCCCCTCCACCTCGGTGGCCCGGACCTGCACCGTCACCGTGACGGGCACCGTCGGGGCCAACACGCTGGCACCCGAGGTGCTGTTCACCGACTACTCGCTGACCCGTGGCACGGACGGATCGCTGACCTGGACCGCCCCCGGCGTCCTCCAGAGCGGCACCGCGCCCACCTGGGCCTGACCACCAACCGACAGGGAGCGCACCATGGCGGGCTACCGGAAGCAACGAACGATCTACTCCCTCGTCTTCGACGACTACGAGGGCCTCGAGGTCAAGGTCAAGAGCCTCACCACGGGCCAGACGATGGAGCTGTGGAAGGCCAAGTCCGACAACGGGCCGGCCGCGACGGAGGGGATGCTGCACCTGTTCTCCGACTCGCTGCTCGAGTGGAACCTCGAGACCGAAGAGGGCGACCCCGTCCCCTTGGACTTCGAGGGCGTCACCTCCCAGGAACTGCCTTTCGTCCTGAAGATCATCGACGCCTGGACGACCGCTCTGACGGGGGCCGAGGCGGAGCTGGGAAAAGACTCAGAGCCTGGCACGACTTCCCCGGAGGAACTTATTCCGATGGAACCCCTGTAACCAAACCGTGGGAACTCACAGAGGCCGAATTCGTCATCGGTCTCTGTGAGAGGTTCCACAAGCTGCCGAGCGAGATAAAGGCAGAGGACGCCGAGATGCTCCGGTACCTGGAAATCATCCGGATCGGATCGCCCGTGGTGGAGGAGGTGAACGATGGCTAACACAGTGAGCATTCACGTCCAGTCGATCGACGACACGAATGGTGGGTTCGAAAAGGTACAGAAGCGCTTCGGCGATTCGATGAAGGCCATGGGTTCTATCGCTGCCATGGCCGGTCCCCAGCTCGCGGCTCCCCTGGTCGCTGCTGCTGGCGCTTCTGTGGCGGCCTTTGCCTCCGTGGGTGCCGCTGTCGGTGCCTTTGGGCTGGCCGTGGCCCCCCAGGTGAAGAAGATCGCAGACCTGGAATCCAACCTCAAGACCATGAACCCGTCCGTGAGATCTGCGGCGGTGCAATTCCGTGGGCTCACGGACGACATGAAGAAGTGGTCCGACTCTCTCGCCCCGAAGACCATGCCTGTTTTCACCATGGGGCTACAGGCCATGAGGGCCGTGCTGCCTCAGCTAACCCCGCTGGTGGAGACCGCGTCCGGGGCCTTGACGAAGTTCATGGGCAGCATCCTCAAGGGCGTGACCAGCGGAGGATTCAAGTCGTTCTTGGACGACGTCAACACCTCGGCGAAGGTGGCTCTCCCTGACTTCCTGAACTCCCTGAAGAACATCGGAGTGGGATTCGGCGGGATCATCCGGGCTTTCCTCCCCTTCTCCGGAACTATGACCGGCGGCCTAGAGAAGATCACCGCCAAGTTCAGGGAATTCGGTCAGGGCCTGAGCGGGAGCAAGGGGTTCAACGACTTCATGGCCGGGGTCAAGGCCGTCGTTCCGGGCGTACTTCAGATGTTCGGAGACCTGGCCGAGACCGCCAAGAGGGTCAGCGCCGCGTTCATGCCGTTCGCCGGGGTGATGCTGGGCGTCGTCGAGGCGTTCGCCGGGCTCTTCGCGTCCATCGACCAGGACAAACTGGACTTCATCATTCCCATGATCGCCGCCATCGTGGTCGGCATGAAGGCGTGGGCCATCGTCACCGGCATGGTGACGGCCGCACAGGCAGGGCTGACGGCGGCCATGGGCATCAACCCCTGGACCGGTGCGATCATCGCCGTCACGGCCCTGGCCGTGGCTCTGTACTCGACCAAGGACGCCAGCGACATGGCCGCCATGGGCCTGGGGGGTGTGGGCGACGCTGCGGCCTCCAGCCAGGACGAACTGAAGGAAGCCGCCGCCGGGGTCGGCGAGGCCGCGATGAACGTCATCAAGTGGGTGGACAGCCTCGGCGGTCTCATGCCCGATCTGGGAGGCAAGACCAAGGACGCGGCCGACAAGATGGGGGACTTCGGCGAGGGTGCCGACTTCGCTTCGTCATCCGTCGCCGACTTCGGGGAGCAGACCGGGAAGGCGGCAGAGAACGCAGCCAAGGCCGCGGCGAAGGTCGGGGTTTTCACCGACGCCCTTCGCGCTCTGGCGGACGAGCAGCTCGCGATGAGTGGCTCGTTGATCGGCCTCGAAGCCTCGTTCGATGCCGCCGCAGAGGCGGTTAAGAAGAACGGCAAGACCCTCGACATCCACACCCCGAAGGGCCGTGCCAACAGGGAAGCTCTAAACGGCATCGCATCGGCGGCGCTGAGCGTCCGGGACAAGATGGTGGCCGCGGGGGAGAGCGGCGAGGCCGTCGTCAAGAGGATGAACTATGCCCGGGAGAGCTTCATCAACCTGGCCGTCAAGATGGGTCTCTCATCCAAGTCGGCCCGGACCCTGGCGGATTCGCTGGGCCTGATCAAGAACAAGGACGTCAAGGTATCGGCTCGGACGGCTGAGGCCATGGCCAACATCAAGAAGATGAAGGACTACATCGCTGGTCTTCACGGGAAGACCCTCACGATCACCACCTACAACCGACTGGTCAACGAGGGCAAGGCCCCGGCGTATCAGCACTACGCCCACGGTGGGATCGTCGGGCACGCCGCAGAGGGTGGCCCCCGTGGCGGGATGACCTGGGTTGGGGAGCAGGGGCCGGAACTGGTGAGCCTCGCCCCCGGCTCCACCGTCCACTCGGCCGGGGATAGCAAGCGGATCGCCAGCTCGGGGCCGCAGCTCACCAGCTTGGGAGTTGGCAGCGGCCCGACCGCTGGCCCGACCGCAGCTCTGGCCCTTAAGCAGCTCCTGGACGCCCTGGATGGGAAGATCACGACGATCCGGTCCAAGTTCAACAGCGTCATCTCGACCATCAAGTCGAAGTTCGAGGGCGGGCAGGAAGACTCCCTCGTCGCCTACGCCAAGAAGCAGCTCGCCGCCCTGGAGAAGCTGGCCGTCAAGCGCGACAAGATCGCCGAGAAGCTGGCCGATGCCAAGAAGTTCGGGCAGGACATCGCGCAGACCGCCATGGGCACCGCGTCCCTCTCGGGGCTGGGCGCAACCTCGGGGCTGGGCATCAAGCTCGGCCTTGAGAACAAGCTCGCCAAGATGCGCAGCTTTGCTACCGCCCTCAAGTCGTTGGCCAAGAAGGGGCTGGCCCGCGCCCTGTTCCAGCAGATCGCCGAGCTCGGCCCCGAGGGTGGCCTCGAGCTTGCCCAGGACTTCCTGGCCATGGACAAGGCGACCTTCGCTCAGACGAACGCCCTCCAGGGGCAGATCTCCAAGGCGGCCGGGCAGATCGGCGCCAACGCCGCCGAGACTCTGATGGGCACGAAGGCCCTGGAGAAGCAGCTCGCCGTCCAGCAGAAGGCCATGGACAAGGTCGCTGACCGGTTCGCCGACAAGATCGCCGCTGCCCTGCTCAAGGTCTCCAGCAAGAGCAAGAGCAAGAAGGCCGGCGGCGGTCCGGCCGGTGGCTGGACCCTCGTGGGCGAGGAAGGCCCCGAGATCCTCAACCTTCCGTACGGCTCCTCGGTCATGACGGCCGGGGCGACGAGGCGGATGGCCGGTAACGGCGGCTCGAGCGGCGGCGCGATCCAGCTCGAATGGGTCGGCGGGAACGCGGGCGACGACTTCATGAAGTGGTTGAAGAGCAACATCCGGGCCGTGGCTGGCTCCGGTCCCAACAGCGTCCAGACGGCACTCAGCTAAGAAGGAGTGATCACAATTCACCGGTACAAGTCGTGGAACGGCCCCATGCCTACGACCGCAGCGCAGGCCGCGGTGACCACGGGCACGGCCATCAAGACCATGCTGCAGCTCTCAACTCCGTCCACGCGCCAGCTCCAGATCGTCTCGTGGGGCTTCACCGTGGACGCCGCCCCGGCAACCACGGGCGTCGGTGTCGTCGAGCTGCTGCAGACGGACGTGGCTGCCACCGTGACGGCTCACGTCGCCGCTGGTGTCCAGCCCCTGGACCCGAACGCCCCGGCGTCCCTGCTCACCCTGGGAACCGCGAACACGGGCTACACCGGCACCGCCGAGGGTTCGATCACAGCCACGAGGGTCTTCGACGCGGTCAACGTGGCAGGCGTCTCCAACGGGGCCAGCCCGACGGAGTACACCTACCAGTTCATGCCGGATGAGCGTCCCATCCTGGCCATCTCCAAGTTCCTCCGGGTCCGGGTCACCTTCTCGGCCGCGGTCAACATGCGTACGTGGATCTGCTGGGACGAGTGACCTGTGAGCGTCGCGTCGAGAGTCGCCGGATGGAAGCTCTGGCAGAGCGGGATCGCCAGCGCCACCGGAAGCATGTCCCCGACCTTCGGGACGACCACGGGCCCCCGTGTCGAGATCTACGTGGACGAGTCGTGGATCGACATCAGCGAGGACGTCAGGTACGCCTCGCGGATCACCATCTCCGGGGGCCGCTCCGACGAGTCTTCACAGCTCCAGCGGGGGACCTGCAAGTTCACCCTGAACAACCGCGACGGCAGGTACTCGCCGAGGAATCCCGTGTCCCCCTACTACGGGAAGATCGGGCGGAACACAGCCGTCCGGATGAGCGTGGACCAGGAGGGCACCACCCGCTACCGGTTTCACGGCGAGATCGTCGCGTGGCCTTCGCAGTGGGACAACTCGGGGGCTGACGTCTTCGTCCAGGTCGAGGGGTCCGGGATCCTCCGGCGCCTGAACCAGGGCGCGAAGCCGCTGCGCTCCAGCATGTACCGGACCATGACCCGGGAGACCGCCGACCCGGTAAGGGCGCTCTGGCCCTGCGAGGACGCCAGCGGGGCGACCTCCCTTGCCTCGGCCGTCACCGGTGCCGCCTCGATGACCATCTCTGGCAGCGTGAGCGTGGGCGCCTACAGCGGGTACACCGCCTCGGACCCCATCCCCACCCTCGGGGCGGGAAGCGTCTCCGGGCTTGTCCCGACCTACACCCTGGACAGCCCCGACGAGGAGGGCAACGGCCCGTACCTCAGGGCCCGCTTCCTGCTCGCCATGCCGGACGCCGGGATCGCAAACGGGGCCGTCCTGTTCCGCATCGCCACGACCGGGACCACCGCCCGCTGGGACGTCATCTACCTGACCACGACGAACGGCACCCTGCGCCTGGCCGCCTACGACACCACGGGCGTCCAGATCAGCAGCAGCTTCGACATCACGGACGCGGCGATCAACGGCAAGGACACGATGGTGTCCGTCGCTCTCACCGATGACCAGGGTCTCGGCGACGTCCTGGCCGGCCTCGGTGTCGTCTACGACGACGGAACCGCCTCGACCAGCAATGCCGCATCTGTGTCCGGAGCCGCACTGGGCCGGGCAACCTCGGTCACTGTGGCCCCTGGGCTGGACTGCTCGGGCATCTCGGTCGGCCACGTCTTCCTCCAGACGGCCGCAGACCCGTCGCCCACTCCCCAGGACCTGATCGACGGACACAAGGGCGAGTCGGCCTTCACCCGGATCTCCCGCCTCTGCGCCGAGGAGGGCATCAACTTCTCCGGCACCGACCCAGGCACCGGCACCACCACCATGGGGCCGCAGACCAGCAAGACCATCGTCGCCCTGCTGACAGAGTGCGTCGAGGCGGACCTCGGGATGCTGTACGAGCCACGGGACCAGCTCGGCCTGGGCTACCGGCCGAGGGTCAGCCTCTACAACCAGGCCCCGAAGGTCACCCTGTCGTACACCACGAACGACCTGCTGTCCCCGGCCGTCCCGGTGGACGACGACCAGCAGACCCAGAACGACATCGAGGTCAAGAGAGAGGGTGGCTCGTCCGCCAGGGCGATCCTGACGACCGGGGCTCTGTCGGTCCTGCGTCCTCCGGCTGGGGTGGGTCTCTACGACACCTCGGACACGATCAACGTGCTCGATGACGGCCAGCTAGCCGACCAAGCCTCTTGGCGGCTGCACCTGGGCACGGTGGACGAGCCGAGGTATCCCGAGCTGGCCGTCCATCTCCAGCGCCCCTCGTTCGCGAGCAGCTACGACCTGACGGCCGCGGCCCTGGAAGCCTTCATCGGCGACCGGGTACTGATCACCGACCAGCCAGTCCACCAGGGCGGGCAGGACATCTCTGTCCTGGTCCAGTCGTTCACCGAGCAGATCGACCAGTTCGAGCACACGATCCACTGGAACGGCGCCCCAGAGTCGCCCTACCAGGTGGCGGTGGCCGACCTTGACGAGGTCCGGGCCGACACGTCCGGGTCTGCGCTTCGCTCTGCCATCAGCGACACCGACACCACTGTCGTTGTCTCGACCACGGACGGGCGACTCTGGACCACGACCTCCAGCGAGTTCCCCTTCAATGTCACCGTGGGCGGAGAGACGGTCACGGTGACCGCAATCGCCGGGGCGGACGGTGAGTTCGAGACTGGCGTGGGCGACTGGACTCCTACCGACTGCACCATCTCCCAGTCGAACTCGTTCGTCCATGCTGGCCTGTGGGGTGCTTTCGTCCTGACGGTCGGCACGCCCAGCCAGGCGGACTTCAGGCCGACGACACCGGGATACGTCACGGCCGGGACCAGCTACACGGCAACCATGTGGGGCTTCTCTTCGGCTGGCTACAGCACCGTCTCCGCTGCGATCGACTGGCGGGACGCCGATGGCAACTACATGAGCACGTCAGCCCAGAGCTTCTCCTTGCCTGCCGCAACCTGGACCAAGCTGACGATTACGGCGACGGCTCCGGCCGGGGCTGCCCGGGTCAGCTGGGGTCCGACCATCACAGGCAACCCACCGAACGGAACGGCCGTGTACTTCGACAGCATCGAATTCACGCCGATCGACGGCCAGGCGTTCACGGTAACCAGGTCCGTCAATGGGATCACCAAAAGCCACCCGGCAGGAACCGCCATCAGCCTGCTCAAGCCCGCCATTGCGGCCCTGTAAGGAAGGAAGAACCCATGGCAGCAGTCGACTGGAACGCGGGCGACAGCATCACCGGCACCAAGCTCCAGGCAATGGAGGTCGGGCACCTCGTCGTTCCCTCGTTCTCCACCTCGGTCACGAACACGACCACCGAGACCGAGTTCGCCGAGCTGACCATCCCCGCGAACGAGGCAGAGGTCGGTACGTGCTGGCGGCTCAAGGCGTGGGGGGCGTGGGCGGTCACCGGAACCCCGACGCTGAACGTCAAGCTGAGAGTCGGGGCCAGCGCCACTGCATCCGCCAACACCCAGCAGGCCCAGACCGGGGCGCTCACCGCCCAGTCGGGCGTTACCAACCGGCTGTGGATTGCCGAGTTCGACCTGTGCTGCGAGGCGGTTGGGGTGGCAGGAACGGTCAACGGACCCATGAAGGTCAAGACGGCGGGCATCTTGGCCGGCACCGCCCCCTTCATCAACGACGCGGCGGAGATCACCACGGTCATGGACGGCACGGCTTCGACCACGATCGACACGACCGCGGCCAACTACGCCTCGCTGACCGTCACCTGGAGTGCGGCCAGCGCCAGCAACATCTTCCTGTGCAAGGGCTTCATCGCCCAGAAGCTTGTCGGCTGACCGACATGACCACGTCAAGCCATCCAGCCCAGGATCATCAGCTCGCCATCGTGAAGGCAGAGCTGATGATCCCCCTCACCGAGATCAAGGGGGATGTGCGGCTAGTCCTCCAGCGCCTCGACTCGGTCGACAAGCGGGTCGACGACCAGGCCACGGAGATAAAGCGGATGGACGCCCGCCTCGACGCCGTTGAGCGCGACCAGGTCACCCGCATGCAACTCGACGAGCGATCGAAGAAGACCATCACGATCCTCGCCCTGATCTCGACCGTGGTCACGTTCCTGGTCGGGACCGGGATCACCATTATCATTTCCGTCGCGAATTGAGGGGACCTCATGGCCTACGCCTACATACCGGCCCGGCTGCAGGGCGACGACCAGGACCGCGTGAACCGCATCGTGATCCACGCGACCGTGAGCCCGTGCGTCCGTGGCGGCGCGCGGAACGTCGCCCGCTACTTCCAGTCGAAGGAGGCCGGCGGATCCGCTCACTACGTCGTCGACCCCAGCGAGATCGTCCAGTGCGTCAAGGACGACACGGTCGCCTACCACGCGCCCCCGAACACCGACACTCTCGGCGTCGAGCTGTGCGACCCGCAGGCCGGTCCCGCGTCCCGCTGGGAGGATGCCGCACATGTGGAGATGCTCGCCCGTGCGGCGGGTCTCGTCCGGCAGTTGGCGGCCATCCACAAGGTGCCGCTGGTGCGGCTGTCCGTCGCCGACTTGAAGGCGGGCAAGCGCGGGATCTGCGGTCACGTGGACGTCAGCAACGCCTTCAAGCGCAGTGACCACGGGGATCCCGGATCCGGTTTCCCCTGGGATGACTTTCTCGGCCTGGTCCGGGAAGAGATGGAGGACGACATGCAGCTCGACACGAAGATCCCCGTGGGCGGGACCTACGACAAGGACTTCACTGCCACCTCGTACCCGGCAAGCTTCGTCATGATCGGGTCGTTCGGCGAGGCGAAGCGCGCTCGGATCCTCGGCGAGAAGAACGCGGTGGAACTCGCGGCGCTCCGTGCGGACCTGGCGGAGATCAAGGCTCTGCTCGCTGCGAAGCCTGCCTGACAAAGAGCCCCCGGACCAGATCGCGCGCCGCCTGGTCCGGGAGGCCTAGATGCGTCTCACCGGCTTGGCGTTCGTCCCGTACAGCGACCAGTTCGGGGCGGGCCACACGCACGCCACAGCCCCGTTGTGGGCGTGCACGTGGATCGGCCCGAATGCCGTCGTGGAATGGAAAACCAGGTCACACTCGCAGAGCTCGCAGTAGTACTCGATCGGCTTCGACTGTTCGGTCACCGGCGCCTCACCCCGCGACGCCTGGGCTGCCGCGGCCAGGTGACCGCCGCGACGAGCAGCAGCCCTATCCCGGTCGCCATCATGCCCAGTCCAATGATCAGGTCCATGGTGTGCGGGGGCCGCAGTCGGGTGTGGCTGCGGCCCCCTCCCTCCCCGTGGTCGCAGGAGCGGCGGGGGCTTCCTCCTGCTCGTGGTCTACAGCCGGGTACGGGCCGTTGTAGGACTGGCCGGAGATCCAGCTCATTCGTCGTCATTCCGGATCTGGCGTTCGCCGTAAATGCGGACCACGGCGTCGGCCAGGCGGCGGGCCTCCATCAGCGGCCTCGGACCGTACTCCTCGGGCCAGCCAGGGGCACCGGCAAACCAGAACCAAAGCCGGTCGCCGTCTTCCTCGCGGGGGTCACACCGCACCGTGAGTGTCCGGGTGCCCTCCTCCGGGTTCCCGGCGACGACCAGGGCCGGTTCGGACACGGCGATCTCCGAGATCAGCTCAGGTCCGAGGGTCTGCTGTAGCTGCCAGATCGCGGCACGGCGCGGATCATCCTCGACGCCGGTCATGCCGCAACATCCGCGATGCGCTGCTGCTCGACGAGCCGCTCGACCAGATCATCAGCCGTGGCCTCCATGAGGGTGCTTGCCATCCCCGCGAAGATTTCCGCATCGCTCAGGGCGTTCAGCCTCGTCGCCATCCACGAACCACGGCGAGATCGCCACAACCTCCAGTCCGGGTGCGCGTCCTGTAGATCCTCGTTCACATCCGCGTGCACCACTCCGCAGCCCCATCTCCGTACGCCGATCCGGTCACGACCGACGCTAGGTAGCCACGTGCTTCAGAGGCGAGAGGAATGCTTGAGAATGCTCGAAATAAGCGTAGGTCGCCGACAGCGTTCATGATCAGCTGCCGGGCAGGTGTGCCAGTGAGCGCCAGATCCCACAGCTCCGCGAACGACTGGGTGTAGAGCTCGATCTCATGCGGCTGCGTCACGGTGAGATAGCCAGAGACGAGCTCGACGTTCACCTGTTCCTCGTCGAAGATCCAGAAGCCTTCCACAGGCCATGTCCTGCGGTCACTCCGAGGCGGGATCACGCCGAGCGACACAGAGGGCAGGGACGAACAGGTGATCAGATGGTCGAGCTGACCAGCCATCACCTCAGATCCGCCCACCCCCGCGCGTAGCGCCGATTCCTCAATGAGGATCGCAAACCGGTGATCGCCTTCGTAGAGCACGTGCTGACGTTCCATGCGGACAGCGACCGCGTCGGCTACGTCATCCGGCAGTCCCCGCCGGATCATCACGGCGTTCAGGACCGCTTCTGTGTAGGCCCTCGTCTGGAGTACGCCTGGGATCAGGGATGGCGAGTACGCGCGGAAGTGACGGGTCCGCTCCCACTTGGCCCGTACCGACTCCTGGGCGAGCTTGAGGCCAGTGCGTTCCATCCGACGCCACTCGATGAACATGCCCTGGACCGCACGCAACGACGCGACCAGTTCAGGGCCTTGGTCCGCCACCCCGCACAGCTCACACCAGACGCCGATGTCCGCGACTGTCGGCGTCTGCTTCGCATGCTCGATCTTCGAGACCTTCGTGCCGTTGTGCCACCCCGCCGCCAACGCGAGCGACTTGGCGGAGTGGCCGGCATCAACCCTGATCTCACGAAGGCGATCGGCGAGCGCCTGCCGGGCTTGCTGCACGGCGGACGCTGACGGCGGAGTGTGAGCCACGAGCTTAGAGATAACAGGGAATCAGGCGAGCCGGTACTCCGCATGGTCCACACCGCGCTCCCAGACGGCCTCGAACGCCGACACGCACAGCTTCACCGCCGCCGGATCGTCCGAAGACTCCTCGCCAACCCAGTCGCCATTTCCCGCGAAGTGATTCCAGACCAGCACCCGGCCATCGAACACCCAGAAGTCGTTCCCGGGCAGTGCCAGGTCGGACGCCTCGCGGCGAGGCAACCACCGGACAAGCTCACCGGCGGCGATGTTGAGCCCGTCGGTCACGTCATGCTCGAACCGGATGTAGTCGCTGACGGGCTCGCTGACGATCCGGGCCCGCCGGACGACTACCCCGCGGGCAACGGTGGAACGGATCTTCTCCAGCCATCCGCTCCACCGGTCCGCAGGATCGAACCGGCGGCCGGCCAGCCAGTCCAGCAGGGCGGGATCGCTCGGCGTGTAGGAGTCGCGCATCTCCAGGTGGACGGCGCTGCGCTCGCATCCGGCGAGCAGCTCGTTAAACGTCGCGTCGAACGACACCACATGCCTCCAGCAGGATCGGGATCATGCGCGGAGGAAGCCTCAGCACGATCTCGTGGTCGGGGATCGGACCCGTTGCCAGGATCTCAGCCATCATGCGCTCGCTGATCTCCTTCCACCCCTGGATGACGAGTTCGCCGGTCTCCTCGTCGACCCAGATCGTAGGAGATCCGTTCTCGGGGGTGTCGGGGTCGATTCCAACAAAACGTAGCGACATGACCGCCTCCAGTGCCGTAGGTGTGCGCGAGAATGCTCGAAATTCACCCTGCCCCGCCGAAGCTTTGGAACCAAGGCTGTGGCCAACTCCGGCCCGACTAGCTCTCCGTCGCCGTGCACGAACCGCCCTCTGGATGGAGCCCACGGCATCCATTCCGAGCCGCTTCGGCCGCTTCCTCGCGGACCTGACGCATGACCTCGGGCCAGTCGGAGAACAGCCGCTGCAACTCGATGGCGACATCCGTGCCGGGCAGGATGCGAGGGGCACGGTCAGCAGCCCGTCGGCCGGCGTCACCGACCCAGGCCCGAACCTCGTCGGAGATAAGTCTGTCTTTCAGGATGCAGTGAGGTGCGGTGCGAGGGCATTCGCTCGACGGTTGATGGGGCATGCCGGGTCTCCTCCTTGAACGTTCGTTGACGCTGAAGGGGTCCACACATCTACTACCCGAGTGAACAGATGAACACTCATTGTGATCAGCGTGCTTTCTGGCGACCCTAGAAGGGCAGTCATGACCTCGACGGCGCAGCCCACTCGCTGAACCCCTCGGGGCCAGGCAGCAGAAGGGAGACAGCGATGTCTGGCCATGAGGACTCCGGTCACCACGAAGAGCTCCGCAAGAGCACGGTCGCTGACCCCGCTCAGGACGATCTCCGCCTCTACAGCCCGACCGAGACCGCGCAACGGCTGGGCTGGAACGAGACCACGCTGCGCCGCAAGGCCGGCCGCCGTGAAATCCCCTCAACGAAGTCCGGCCGCTACCTGATGTTCAGCCTCGACAACATCAAGCAGATCATCCAGATGACCGCACGCCCAGCGAGGCCACCCGAGCGTCGCAGGCGGCGGGGCCGGTAGAGCGACAGGACTGGTGTCAGCTCCGGCCGCAGACACGGCAAGACCCGCAGTACGGGCCGTTTCCACGGATCCACACTGCGGGCCGAAACCGAAACCTTCCCAGGTCAGAGGGCCTTTTAGGCGGCACCAGGGGCGAAACCGGTTTCGCCCTAGGTGCCACCGGTTACACGTCCTCGTCGTCCTCCTCAGGCTCGTATGCGGCGGGCAGATCCGACGCGTGGATGCCTCTCGCCGAACCGCAGCAGCCCCGGATGTTGACGGCCTTCGTTGCGATCTTGGCACCCTTGAGCATCCCGGAGAGTGCGGTTGATGCGGCGGCCTTCTCCATCGTCAGGAGGTTCCCGTAAGCCATCGGCCACTTCTCGGCGAGCAGGTCGATCAGCTTGTGGGAGTGCATGGCTTCGGCCCCGTCCTCCCAGACGGTGAGGACCTGGTCCACGATGTTCGACTCTTCGATGTCCACGATCGTCTCCCCTGCGGCCTCACCCGTCAGAGTGCCCAGTGCGGTGCGCATGGCCAGCGCGCGGGCAGCGACGTCGTACGCCTCCTCCTGTTTGATGAACGCGGCACGGGCCACCTGGGCGCCTAGGCCGCCGGTGCCGAGCTGACCGGCCCCGGGCTCGGTCTGCGGGTTGAAGATGGTCGCCCGGATCCCGCGCTTGTAAGCGCCGGTGCCCATGATGAGGTCGTTGGGGATGTGCCCGGTCACGGCCAGGCAGAAGCGGATCAGCGCGTTGTCGGTGATGACGCGCGGGATCGACTTCGCGTCCGGGCGCTGGGTGGTGAAGACGAGCAGGATGCCGTAGGCGCGTGCCTTGCGGATCAGCCGGCCCGCGACCACGGCCGCCTCCTTGCCGTATTCACTCTCAAAGAGGGTGTGACATTCGTCGTATACGGCGAGCAGTGGGTGAAGCCCCAGGTCAGGCATGGCGGCCAGCTCCTTGGACACCTTCCGGCCGTTCGGGAAGAACTTCCTGTCCAGGCCCTTGATCAGGGCCTTGCGGCGCTTCATCTCCCGCTCGAGCGCCTTGAGTGAGTCGAGGGCGGCCTGACAGTCCTCGTCGTCGTCGCCGGACACGTACCGGTGGCATACCGGCTTGATGGCGTCGAGGTCGCCCGACCCCTTGAGCTCGTAGATCCACAGTTCGGCCGTCGGGTCGAGGGCCCCGGTCAGCGCGATCGTGAGGATCGCCGAGGTCTTGCCCGAGCCCATGATCCCGCCGATGAGCATGTTTGCGCTCATGAGCGGCACGGTGACGAGACGTCCGCGCGGATCGAACCCGAACGGGATCGGGTCGAACAGGTCGGCTCGACCCTCCTTGAGCAGCGGCCACAGGCGGCGCTTCGCCTTCGCCGGGTCCTCTCTGGCAACCCACAGGATCAGGCGGCCCGGATGGGCGTCACGGTCAGGTTCCGGCCACACCGTCGACAGCGGGCGACGCATCGCGGCGGCGAGTCCAGACCGGTTCTCCATCACCTCATCAGCCTCGTACGCCCCCGGCAGGTCGATCTCTGCGCGCCAGCCCGGACCGTCGACAGCGATCGGCGAGACGAAGCTGACCTTGCCCTTGATGCCGATGGCCGCAATGGCGTCTTCGACCTCAGGCGATTCAAGGCGGCGCTGCAGGTGAACGGACACGTACCGCTTGACGACCGGGCGGTCTGCGTTCCCACCGGCCAGGCCGAGCAGTGTGGCCACGGCCGCGCTGACGACGAGCAGCTGCCACCCCGGCAAGAACACGGCCGCGAGGGTGATGAGCACGGCGGCGGGGATGCCCACGTATCCGGTCTTCTTCCAGCGCTTGCTCGTCCGCTGGGATTGCAGGTTCGCCACCCGCGTCCAGGCGTCGCCGTCCTTGCCGCCCGCGGCCGAGGCGACCACAGGGCGGGCCTCGGCGTCGGTCACCCACCGGACCCACCTACGGGACAGGCGAGCCACACCTCTCGGAGACTGCGCGGCCAGACGCCCCCAGTACAGAGGCGCACGGACCGTGTGGAACGCCGCCTTGTGGGTGTAGTAGCGCAGCACGAACTTCGTCGAGGCGACCAGCTCGAGGCGGTTCCGCAGGTAGGGGGCGATTACCGCCGGGGCCGTGGCCATGTACGTCTGCCGTTCGGCCATCCACCCGACGGCCGGCCTGTCCGGGCTGTCGACGATCTCACCCTCGATCGGCGCGTCCTCGAAGACGGCCAGCTCGAGCGACGGGTCGTCAGGCTCCTCGACCTGGGCGGCCACCTCGGGCGGCAACTGGTCCTTGCGTATCGGCACGACCTTGTGGAGGTCGGCCCTGGTGAAACGTTGGGCGTCGTGCATGATTGGTCCACTCCTGATTCGTCTGGGAGAGGGCCAGCCCTGGGGGAATCTTTGGACGGAGAACCCCAGGGCTGACCCGGCTTTGTGGCTAGTCGCTGCTGCCGTTGGAGCTGGGCGAAACGAGTTCGGGCTGAGTGGACTTGAGGAGCTTGCGGACCCGGTAGCGGTTCAGCTGGAACGCCTCCATGAGATCCCGCTGGGACATCCCCGCGGCCTTGGCCGAACGGACCGCCGATGCCAGGTCAACGACCGGCTCTTGACCTGCTGGTTCTTCGTCGCCCACCCCCTCATCTGGCTGGGCGAAATCGTCGAGGTTCCAGGCGGCGGCCACCTCGGCGAGGATCTCCTCGTCGCCCAGGTCGAGACCGGCCTCGGCGCCGTCGCCCGCTGCCAGTTCCGGCTGGTCGATCTCGTCGGCGACGAGCTGCTCGACGACGACCTTGACGGCCGGGGCTTCGCCCGCGTTGGGCGACGTTCGCCCGATGAGACGGTGCAGGGTCCGCAGGAGGACGAACAGGCCGACCATCGAGGCGACCGGCGGGACGGCCGCGGTGACCTGATCGGACAGATCCCCGTCGACATGGCCCACGTTGAACGCCAGGGACACCGACCAGCCGACCACCGCCACCCCGGCAGGGACGGCCAGGTCGACCCACGACAGCCGTTTGTCCTTCGTGACCCGGTGCCCTTCGAGGGCCAGGGCGAACAGGCCAAGCTCACCGATCAAGATGAACGCGTCGACCAGCAGGGGGAACGAGAGGGCCTTCCACTCGTTGAGCCCGTGCTCGATGGCCCACCCGTACAGCCCGGCCCAGGACTGAGCGAACCCGTCGAGGGTGACGGCGACGACCGCGACGGCCATGAAGCCGAGGGCGACCCGGTGCGCGATCTGCGCGAACTTGTTCATGAGGACTCCTCGACGGGTCGGACGAACGCGAACATCCAGGTGGACCGGCCGCAGGCGGGCGGCATGAACTGGGACAGCAGCCACCCGTTTGCCCCGTTGCGGTTCATCAGGGCCGTGACCGCCTCGTCGACGGGGACGGACGGCACGCGCATGGGCGGGGACCAGATGACGAGGCGGTACTCCCAGCGCGTCATGACGGCCGCCCGGCGGCGAACGCTTCTCGGCTCCGGGAAGCGTCGGCGGCCTTGAGGATGCCGAGCAGGACCTCGGCGACGGTGCCGACCACGACCAGGCCGACGAGGATCAGCGCGGCGTGGTCCCGGAGGATCTCCACGACCACGGCAGGCCAGAGGGTGAAGAGGCCCGCGACGACGCACATCATGCTGAGCAGCAGCGGGCCCATCATGATGCGATCCGGTCGAGCTGCTCGTCGCCGAGGTCAGCGTGGACCTGGGCTTCCATCTCGGCGGCGAGCACGGGGTTGATCGCGTACCAGTGAGCGCGGTCGATCTCGGTGACGGCGTTGAACAGGTCGTGTGCGAGCTGCTCGGCCTGGTCTTTGGTCAGGGTCCGGCCGGCGAACCGGATGACGGGGGCCTGGTCGTCGGCGAAGACCACCACGGGCGGGGCCGTTGCCGCCGCGCGGGCAGGGTTCTCCATAGGATGGGTCACAGTCCGTTCCTTCCTTAGCGAGGATTCGGATCAGGCCCTGCTTTGGTGGTGAGACACCGGGCAGGGCCGCCCCCATTTAGGGGGCTGTTCTTCATTTGTCGTGTAGCTGCGAATGTAGCAATTCGTGTAGCAACGAGCGTCCGGTCTTAACTGGGTCTCAACAGGGTCTGTACCTGCTCTGACCAGGCATTTCTTTCACTCGGACCCTATTCAAACCCTGCTCGCCTGTGACTACGGATCAGAAGGTTGGGGTTTCGAATACCTCCGGGTGCGCATAGCTTGACCAGGCAGTTCCTTGATCCCGAGGAACTGCCTTTTGGTTTCTGTAGCAATTCGTGTAGCAACGCCGCTCATTTCGCACCCCCTTCCATCTGCTCTCGGTACCGGGTGACAGCGGCAACCAGGACATCGGTAACCGTGACGCCGGTCCTCTTGGCATGAGCCACCACCCACGCCTTGAGGTCGGGGTCGACCCGTCCGGCGAGGATGGGACTCTTGGGCTGGTTCGGCATCTTGCCTCCGAGGTGTTTAACACCTTCACAGTACGTGGGTGTTAAACACCCGTCAAGCGGTCTCGGTGCGCCGTCTGGCCGCTGTCAGATCGAGCAGGACCCCGTTCATCGCGGAGGCAGCGCCGACCTTCACCTCTTCGAGCACGTGCGTATAGATGTTCGCCGTCGTGGCCATGCGCGTATGGCGAAGCGTCGACTGGACGATCTTGAGATCGACTCCCTCGGCGAACAGGTAGGTCCCGGCCGCGTGCCGCAGGCTGTGGATCGTGAACTGCCCTACGCCAGCCCGCTCGCAGACGGCCTCCCACATACGCGCGACGTTGCGCGGCTCGAGCGGCGTACCGACCGTCGAGGCGAAGATGAGGTCGTCGTCGGCCCAGACCCGCGCGGCCAGGATCTCGGCGGCCTGCTCGACGTGATGCACCCGGAGCGCCTCGACCACCATGTCCGGCAACTGCATCGTGGCCTTCGACGCCTTGGTCTTGAGGTCCTTCTCGACCAGCTCCCCAGCGCCCCGGAGCCCCGTCTCCTTATCTACCCTCCCGCGCTGCCTGGTCACCTGCTTCTGTAGCCGCGTCGTCTTCTTGTCCTCCAGGTCCGTGAGCGACCAGCGCATGCCCAGACCCTCACCACGTCGCAGGCCCAGGCCAAGCACGACCAGCCAGTACGCCCACATCCGGTCGCCGGCCGCCGCGCCGAGCAGCGCCATGGCCTCGCTCTTGGTCGGCGTCTTCTGCTCCTTGTGCTCGACGCGCGGGGCATCGACCAGCAGGAGGACGTTCCGCTTGACGATCTCGTCGTCGACCGCGTCGGCCATCGCCTTACGCAGGACCGCATGGCAATAGTTCTGTGTCCGGGCAGACAACAGCGTCGGCTCCGGCAGCGTCTTCTCGCCCGGCCGGAGCGTCTTCCTCGTACGACCGGACGGCTTCTTCGACAGCTCGAGCAGCCAGGCCCGGATGTGCGCCGTCGTCAGGTCCACGATCTTGACCCGGCCCAGATGGGGCGTGATGTGCTTGTCGACCGTGTCGGCATAGGAATCCGCGGTGGACCGGGAGAGACGGCCGGCGGCAACCCGCTGCTCGAGCGTGACCTCTACCCACTGCGTCAGGTACCGGGCCATCGTCTCCGTGCTCCCGACCGTCACCGGTAGGGCAGCCTCGATCTCCGCATAGAACTTCTTGCGCTTGGCCTCGGCGTCGTCAGCGTCCGCGCCGTAGCAGACCTTCCTCTTGCCGTTCGGCCAGTAGGCGACCGCGACCCACCGATTGTCACTGGCCCGGAAATACGGCCTGCTGTCCCCATTCCGCCGGGGCTTCTGCTTCCTCTTGGCGGGGGTTTTGCCTACTGGCATGTCGGTCGCTCACCCTTCGTTCTCTGTGTCAGTGGGGGGCTGTTCCTCTGCCGCGTCGGCCTCGAGCTGCTCCGGCGCCTGGTCGAACCCGAAGTACTCCAAGTACTCCTGTTGCTCGTCCTCACTCATCGCGAGGAACTCCTCATCCTCTTTGATTTCCGCCAGCGTGATCTTTCCCTCGCGTACCAGGTCTCGGAGGGTCTCGGTCACCTGCTCGGCCCATCCAGCCGTGGCGTCCCCGAAGAACTTCGCCGCATTCGCCTGCAGTGCCTGATGGACCGGCCTGAACATGTTGCCCTGAGCCTGCTGTAGTGCCTCATGGAGCGACCCGAACGCGTTGCCATGAGCCTGTTCCAGTGCCTTACGGGCCGGCGCGAACATGTCGGCGGCCAACCGATTCCGGCGGGCTGCTTCCTCGGCAAGGATCTTGTTGAACGGCAGATCGAGGTTGCTGATGCTGGCTGCGATTGCGGCTGTTGAGGGCGATGGCCCGAGCAGCGCCGACACATCCGGGAGGTTCAAGAGCGCCGACACATCCGGGAGGTTCAAGATGGCTCTGCTGAGTGCAGTCGTTGCGCCGAGGTTCAAGCTGTCCAACTGCGACGTCAGGCCACTCAGGATGTTGGTCTGACCGACGGAATCTGCCAGCTGTGCGGCCATCTCGTCTCGCCGTCGCTTCTGGTACGCGGCGTAGTCGGCGAGGATCTTGTCCATCCCGTCCCGCTCGATATCCGCAGCAAGCTCAGCGGACAGCGCCCGCGTGACGTGCCCGCGCTTGGTCTGCGCCGACCGCTTACTCAGCCCCGTCAGATCCCCAGCACGCATGTCCCGCTCAACGATGAACCCGTGACGCCACTTCCTCCGGCAGATGAACTGCAGGACCGCCGGCGTCAGATCCAGCTTCTTGGCGATCTTCCGGATCTCCTCGTCGTCTCCTTCCCTGAACACAAGGCCGCCGTTCTCCACCTTGACCGCTGGCTGGTGAACCTCCACTTTGGCTGTGGCTGTCACCCCGACCGCTGTGGATGCCTTGACCGCGACTGTCTTCGGTTCCTGTCCTGGTGGTCTCGCGTCCGGTGACGGCTTGCCCTCCGCGAGGAAGCTACGGACGTTGGCGAGGGGGAGGAAGCCGGTCTCGTTCGGGAAGTCGACGAAGTCTTCACCCGCTAGCAACCGATCTAGCGGCACCTCAAAGACCCAGGTCAAGGCCATCACGTCATACAAGGTGACCTTTCCTCGCAGCGTCTCGATCTGGGCAACCCGGTTCGCTGTCCAGTTGGTCCCTGCGGCCTTCATCCGGTGCGCTAGGTCGCTTTGCGTCCATTCGCGTTGATGTCGGAGCTCGCTCACTGAGCGGGCAATGACTTCCTCGAGCTTCATTCGCGGCGGCATGCTCCCACCGTATCCCACGAGGTTTGGCCTCAACAGGGCTCCAACGGGTTGCAAGCGGGACCCCTTGGCCATAGACTTGTAGCGGGTTGGAGATGTGCTTATTCCAATTCTTCAAGGCTTGACCGACCAGGAGGGGGTTCCCCGGAATGGAACCGCTGCTCGTGCCCATGAGGTCCAAGACGGACAAGCCGACCGCGGCCAAGGCCCTCGGCTGCGACCGCAACAAGATCAGGGACCTCGTGTACTCCGGCGAGATCCCGTCCATCAAGTTCGGCGGCCGTCGCGTCATCGCCACCGCCGATCTTCACGCGTACGTCGACCGGCTCCGTGACGAGCAGAAGCTCGCCTCCTTAGAGCCACCTACCTCCCTCACGCACCACCCCTTTCCGCTCGACGGCGGTTCTGTCGTCGTGCCTTCAACCGAACGCAAGATCCATCAGGGGAGTCACGTTGAGGACAGCGAGCCCGGACCACGGCGAGGACGGCATAGTTGCCGCTCTCCGCGCGTCCGGTATGGGCACGCACGAAGCAGCTGCCCAGCACGACCTGATCACGACCGCACGCGCGTTTGAGGCGGCCAGCTTCTCCGTCGTTCCGGTGCGTGCAGACGGCAGCAAGGCCCCGGCCGCGTTCTGGAAGAAGCACCAGACCGAACGAGCAGGCCGCGACCTGGTCGACGAATGGTTCACCGGCAACAGGTTCGACGGCCTCGGAGTCATCTGCGGTGCCGTCTCCGGCGGCCTCGAGATGATCGAGCTCGAGGGCCGCGCCGTCGCCGAGGGCTACCTCCCCAAGCTCACGGCCGCGCTCGCAGACCATGGGCTCGCCGAGGTCTGGACCCGGATCATCACGGGCTATCTCGACTCGTCCCCGTCGGGCGGGCTACACACGCTCGTCAAGGTCGACGGCGTCGTCCGGAAGAACACCAAGCTTGCCCGTCGCCCGTCGACCCCTGACGAGCTGGAGGCGTGGAAGGCCAAGGAACAGCTCAAAGTCGACAACGAGCAGGACCCCGTCAAGCAGCAGCGCCAACAGGCCAGCCTTGACAACGTCACCCGTGGCGAGCAGGTCCCGCAGGTCCTCATAGAGACCAGGGGAGAAGGTGGGTTCGTCGTCACCGCCCCGTCTGGCGGACGCTCCCACCCGTCCGGCAAGGCATGGGCGATGATCTGCGGCGGCATCGACACCATCGCCACGATCACCAGCGACGAGCGGGACGCCCTGTTCGCCGTCGCGTCTCTCCTCGACGAGATGCCTGCGCCTCCTGCTCCGCCGCGTCCGCCGCGCCCGCGCCAGGCCGGCGACTCCCTCGGGGACGAGCTGCGCCCCGGCGACGACTTCGCCGCCAAGGTCGACTGGGCCGACATCCTCGATCCCCACGGCATCACCATCGTCGCTCGGTACGGCAACGGCTACACACTCAGGCGTGCGGGAAAGAGCTTCGGCATCTCCGGCACGATCGGCACCCGTGGTGACGGCGACAACCTGTACATGTTCTCGACCTCGACCCTGTTCGAAGCCGAGACCCCGTACACCAAGTTCGGCGCCTACGCCCTCCTGGAGCACGGAGGGGACCACGCCGCCGCCGCCCGCGCCCTGCGAGCCGAGGGCTACGGCAGCCCCAGGAAGCAGGCCGACTCCCAGCGACCGGCCCCGTCTGCCCCGGACTACCCCACCGACCCGGACGTCCTCGAGTCCCTGATGCCCCCGGACGACGAGGAGGGCGACCACCACGCGGATCACTCTGCCGCCCCGGTCGAGCCCTCCGAAATGCCGCCGCCCAGCGACGACGAAGACCCCGGTGACGACGCCCTTGAGGAACTCGCCAAGCCCGGCCCGCCTCGATTCGGCCTGTTCCCTGAAACCTTCTGGGAGGCCCGGCCGGAGTTCACTCATATCAGGCAGGCCGCGCACTCTCAGGGATGCTCCGGTGAGGTCGCGTTCTACACCGTCCTGACCCGGCTCTCCGCGATGCTCGACCACCGGATCAAGGCGAACACCGGGATGCGCGGACGGGCGTCCCTCAACTTCTTCGCCGCCATCGTCGGCCCGGCCTCTGCAGGTAAGACCACAGGCAAGAAGGCCGGATCGCAGCTCCTGGCCCCGCCGCTAGAGAAGCTCGACTTCCGCGACAACCTCCCCATCGGCACCGGCGAAGGCATCGCCGAGGTCTTCATGGGAGAGCGGGAGGAGACCGACGGCGAGACCCACACGAAGAAGACCGCGACCGCGAACGTCGGCGATCCCGTGATGAAGATGGTCCGCAAGCAGGTGCGTCACAACGCGTTTTTCTACGTCGACGAGGGCGAGGCCCTGGTCAAGCTGGCTAGCCGGAGCGGCTCGACCATGGGCGAGACCATCCGCCGCGCGGCCATGGGCGACGCCCTCGGGCAGACGAACGCCGAAGCAGCCAGGAACCGCAACATCCCCGAAGGCATGTACTCGATGGGGATGCTCGTCGGGTTCCAGCCTGAGAGCGCCTTGCCCCTCCTCCAGGAGGCGACGCTCGGCACCCCGCAGCGATTCATCTGGTCACCCGTCACCGACCCGTCCATCCCGGCTCGGTTCGAGGACAAGCCCGAACACCCCGGTCTGCTGCTCCACCAGCCGCACCTGGCCGAGGTGAAGGAGGACTGGGACATCGAGTTCCCCGTCGAGGTCCAGCAGGAGCTGTGGGAGATCAACAACCTGCGGTCACGGGGTGAGGTCGAGGTCGACATCATGAACGGCCACGAGCAGATGACCCGCATCAAGCTCGCCTCCCTCCTCGCCCTCCTCAACGGGCGATGGAAGGTCAGCCTCGAGGACTGGGAGCTGTCCAGGATCCTCTGGCGGGCGTCCTGCTCCCTCCGGAACAGCCTCATGGAGCAGGCCCGCCGCGCTGCCGCCCGCGAGCAGGAGCAGCGGACCGCGGAGTACGTCGAGAAGAAACGCCGCGCTGCTGCCGCCGAGAGCGGCGATCAGGTGACGGTCAAGCGCGTCGCCCTGTTCATCGTCCGCAAGGTCACCGAGGCCCCGCTGACCGTCGGGGCCATCCGCAAGTCCATGGCCAGCCGTGACCGGGAGTGGCTCGGGCGTGGCCTGGACTACGGGTCCGCCGAGGGCTGGCTCTCCGAGGAAGGCGGGCGTATCAGCCTGGGCGAAACCCGCCAGTCGTCACGTTGAGTCGCGTCCGTGGATCGGAGGTGGACAGGTGGACAGGTGGACATTTGTCCCCCTCCTCTCTCCGAATGTCCACTTTCCTATCGAACCGGTCGGGAATCGCTCAAGCCTATGACCTGCATATATACAAAGATGATCTTAAAAGGTTCATTACGCGTAGGGGAAAGCGAGGGTGGACAAAAGGTGGACATGTCCACCCGTCCCCCTACCGATGTCCCCCTCAAATGTCCACCCGGTGTCCCCCACTGAAAGCAACACACAG